TCATCAATTTTGCAGTCACTAGACCACATTTCTTTTATTTCATCTAAATTCATACTATTGGATTATATCACGTCTAAGATGAAGTTGCAATATCATAATAGGTAAATCTGAATGAAACTTGACATATTGCAGGTTCTCCATCTGCACCAGATTCAAGTTCAACAGCACTTAATGATATTGGAAATGCATCATAAAATCGTAGAAATCTATTTGGTATATTTTTGTTTGTATTTAATACTAATGTGATTTGTGAAGTCTTTGCTAAATCGTCTGAAGCACCAGTATAAATGTTTGTGATAGTTTTTGATGTTCCAGTCAGGTTTCTATAATCTTCAGGATCATGGACAGGTACAATGTCGTTTATCCAGTTGTATATCTCTTTAAAGTTCTCTAAGTCTTCATCAACCAAAAATGAAACATCTAATGTATCAAATGAAACTTTATCACCTGGAAAAAAGGCATCTAAACCTACACCAGCAGCTGCAACAGTTTCAGTGAACTGAATGCCTGGTATGTTGACACTTTTAACATAGTATTCAACATTAGGAACCTTCTCTATTAAGAACTTAAAATTATTTCTGTTTAATATGCTTTTGTTTATTGCCATTACTACCTATCTTATCTTTTGCCATCCAGCCAGTTACGAAACCTATGTTTAACTTTGACTTCTTTTTTTCTTTCATCTTGTATTTATATGCTAAATAACTTAGTTTTTACGGCGAAAAAAAAAGGTCTCCGAAGAGACCTTTTTAAACTTATGGAAAAGTTTATTAAAGAATGTTGCTTACTGCAAACTTTCTGTAATATTGGTTGGTACCGGCCGAAGCTTTACCATTTGAAGGACTTGATCCTACGAATGGGTTTGAAATCATACCATATCTGGTTTTGAATCCAATCTTTGGCTGGAAGCTGTTTTCACCAACAGCTCTTACCATTTGTAAAGGTACGTATGGGCAGTAGAATAAACCTGCGTCATATGGGTTAGAACCTCTATAACCAACTGTTAAGTAGTCTACTCCTGCATATGGATCAATGTAAACTCTGTATCTTCCGTTAAGAACACCAGCAAATGTATTGCCTGTGTCATCAACGTTTAGATTAGATGATAAAGCAGGTGCGTAATCTAATACTCCTGCCATTGATAATGCAGATGCAACGTCAGAGGAACATAGTACGATGTTACCTTTTCCTCTTCTTGTTTCTTTTGCAATAACGTTAGCTTCTCTTTCGATTTGGAATAATAATCCTTTGAATTTCTCAACTGACCATCTTCCGTTAGCATCAACGTCTAGGTTGAAAGTTGCTGGGACTGCTGTAGCAGATGCACCATTTTTAGCTTGAATATTAACTTCTCTAACAACTTCTCTGTTGATCTCTGCAAGGATTTCACTTGAAAGGATGTTAGCAAGTTCAGACTCAGCATCAAGACCATGAATTGCTTTCAAGTCTTGTGCAAGTTCTAATGTATATTCTGCTTTAAGTGCTCTTGACTTAGCAGTTACAGTTGCTTTTTCTATGGTAAATGACATTTCTGCGAAATGATTACCAGCAGTTCCATCACCTAATGCTTCAGCTGTCGCTGTTGACATACCTTCACCAGTTGTACTTTCGTATGATGGTGCGGAAACGTCAAAAGGATCCTGAATTTCGGCTGTTAATGGACCACTAGTTGGACCAGCAGCAGATGAATATTGTGTATGTGGTTCGTTGACTCCCAATGCTTCTGTATTAAGCTCTCTTCCAAATGAAGGATAGTCATTGTATCTAGCCTTCATAGCAAAGATTAGTCCTGTTGGACCAGTCATTGGTTGAACACCGCAAATGTCGTACGCAACGAGATTTGGCATTGCTCTTCTAACCAATGAGATAAGGATTGGATCCCAATTGCTAATAGCGGATGAACCAGTAGCATTCAAAGGAGCTGCTTCGTTTAGGGCTGCTCTATCTTCATTTAAAGCTTTCTCTTGGTTCTCTAAGATAACAGAAGTAACTGCTCTTTTGTAGTTATCTTCAATCTTAGGAAGTTCGGAGTGCTCTAGGATAGGTTCCCATTTCTTTTGTAAATCTTCTGATAAGAACATTTTTTCTCCTATTTGTTGCCTAATGGCTTTAATTTACTAATTGCATTAGCATATTGAGACATCGTTGGGTCAAGTACTTTATCTTCGGATAAATCCTCATCAAAAGAACCTTCTCCTTCGTTCTCAATAGTTTCTTCTGAAATCACTTCTGACTCTTTTGGAAAATAAGCTTCTTTCAATTCTGCAACTTTCTCTTGAAAGTCTTCTACATCTTTGAAATCTACCCCTTCCACTAGAGAAGAAAGTTTTTCAGTTTGTGAATCAGTTAAGTCTTCACAGGCTTCTCTGACCACGTTATCTCTTTTCAATGAATCCAACTCTTCAACGATTTCAATATTTCTATTGACTTCACTGTCAAGTTTTTGTTCCATCTCATCGAGACGATTTGCGAGTTCATCAATGACATTATACTTTTCTTCTGGAACATCTACGTAGTGCTCTACGAATAATGTTTTTAATCCATCAATAAAGTTTTCAGTCATCTCGGCTCTAAGACCACGTTCTATAGCAAGTTCATTCTCTTTTGCCCACTCTTCAGCGACATAAGATAAGTACTTGTCTACAGCTTCAGAAAGATCAGTTTTGACTTTCTCAACTGTGGTTTTCAACTCTTCGTCATATTGACCTTTGAGTTGTTCGTTGATTTCTTTAACTTTAGAGTTCACAGCAGCTTTAAATATTGTTTTAGCTTTCTCTGCGTTCTCTTCTGAAAGTTCTAAAGATTCTGAAATAGCAGATAAGTCTTCGTCAACTTCAATTTCGACTAGATCATTTTCTAGTTCGTTTGAAACTTGTTCGTCTACTTCGACTTCTTCTTCTTCTTCTTCATTTTCTTCCATTTTATAGGAAGCTTTCATATGTTTTTTATACTTTTCTGTGAGGCTTTCTTCGTCTAAAGATTTGAAAAACTCCACCATGTTTCGAGCAATTTCTGCTTTTGAAAGGGATTCATCAACTTCTTCGCCAACCATTTCTGAATACATGGCTTGGAGGTCTTGTTTATCCATGCCTTTCATTTTGTTGACCATGGCTTTAATTGTTTCCATCTTAGACATTTCGACTACATCCTCTTTGGATGCTTCTTCGTCTTCTTTGACCTTTTTCAACATAGGTTTCTTTTCGGCAGGTGCCTCTCCCTTCTGTTGTGGGTCATTTGAAATTTCTTTAGATGAACCTTCTGCACTTTTCACAGAATTTACAGCCTTGTCAACAGGATTTTCTTCAGGTTTGACGACTTCACCTTTACCAGAACCAACTTCTGCATCACCAGATGACGGAAGTTTTACTGGTTTTTGATCACCTTTCTCAGCACCATCTTTAGGGCCGTTGGCCTCTTCGATTGTACCTTCTAGGTTTTTTTCTAAGTCTGACATAAAATTCTCCTGTTAGAACGTCTGTTAGTAGTATTTATAATCTATATTCTTTCAATGAACTTTTTCCAAAGCTCTAATTTCTTTTCCTCAAGATTTTTAAGTCTTGTGGCTTTAAGATCATTTCTCATTTTTTCCATTTCAACAGCTTTTAATATACCACCTTCGTATATCCACTCTACTCCTTCCATGATTCCTTCTACGAAAGCCTCTGGAGCAGACGGATCTGCGACTATGTCGGCAGCTGTTGCTAATTGAAAATCTGACTTGACATACTGAGCATCATTCTTTTGTTCTAGTGAACCTAGACCTCTAGATGATACTCCTAATTTTGCACCGTCATCAATTAAATTTCTGACGATTTTACCGTTTGGTGTTGATAAAACTTTTGCTTTACCAACATAATTTGATCCTTCTCTTTTTAATGAAGTGATTAAATGTGATACTCTTTCTAAGTTGATTGTAGGTCCGTCAGGATGTCCTAACTCACCATAAGCTCTATCTTTTTCAACAAATTCTTTTACGTATCTGTTCACTTCTTTTTCCATGATGTCTTTAGGGTAGACACGTCCGTTTCTGTTTTTGATATCAGCTTGCATGAATACACCTTCGATAAAGTAATCTTTACCACCTTTCTCGTTTTCTTCTACGATAATAGGTTGGATACCGTTATCATTAAATTCAGATATTAATTTCATTTAGTGCCTCCTCGACATCAATATCTTCAAAGTTCATTTGTTTAAATAACTTTGACATTTCTTTGACTGATTTTTCAGCCTCTTTCATGTTTCTATAAGGTCCAGTTTCGTTAGCATTTACATAAGCATAAACCTCTCTACCCATTTGTGAGTAAGTAATATCATAGTTCTTACCACCCACTTTCATCTTTTCGACCTTAAGTTCCTTATGGCCACTAGGCAGTTTAAACTTTGCTTCGTAAAGTTCTCTTGTTAAACTTGAAAATGTTTTCATTAAATAACATTTAACTCCGTATCAGCTGGGTAATCCCAACCTTCTGTACCTTTCGCTACATATTCATCTATGATAGCATCTATTTTTGCAAGTGTGC